GATCACCAGCGCAAGTGCCGTGATGTTCTTCATCTCAAACTGGTGCGATGTGCTTCTGTTCAACAAGATCAAGGAGCTGACCAACGGGAAATACCTCTGGCTCCGGAACAACGTGGCTACCATCGTCTGCAACTGCCTGGAAAACTTCCTTTTCTACATCCTGGCATTCTATCCGTCGTTCACCATGCCTCAGATCATCAGCATGGGCTTTGCTACCTGCCTGCTGGAAATCGTGATCGGGATCTGCGACACGCCGTTCATCTATGCGGCGAGGAAGATCAAAAGCGGGGCAGACGCATGAAATACGAACTGATCGGCCTCTGCGGAACGGTTTTTATCCTGATAGCCTTCCTCTTCAATTCGGAGCGGGAAATCAGAATCTTCGACATGATCGGCTCCGTCCTGTTCGTCATATACGGCGCTCTGATCGGCGCTTACAGCAATGTTGTGCTGAATGGGGCGCTCATAATTGTTCACATCATCAAACTGCAGAAAATGCGCATGAAAGGGTGAAATTCAGTTGTGGCAAAAGGTAAATATGCGGAATGGCTCACGCCTGACGGCCTTTTGCTACTGGAAGGATGGGCAAGAGACGGTCTGACGGATGAACAGATCGCGCATAATATCGGAATCAATCCGGCCACGCTTTACAAATGGATTGCGAAATACGGCAAGATAGGCGAGGCCATAAAAAAGGGAAAGGCCCCGGTGGATATTCAGGTCGAAAACGCGCTGCTGAAGCGGGCGCTCGGCTATGAATACGAGGAAGTCATCACCGAGGTCACAGAGATCCCGTATCTGGACAAAGCGGGGAAAATCCGCACGAAAACAGAGAAGCACGTCCGGAAGACGAAGAAAATGGTCGTGCCGGACGTGACCGCGCAGATCTACTGGCTGAAGAACCGGCGGCGCGGCAAGTGGTGCGACAAGCCGCCTGAGATTGATCAGACAGAGGCGATGGAAAGCGACGGCTTCCTCGAGGCGCTGAGCGCCACGGCCGCGGAGGACTGGGCCGATGAAAGCTAAGCTCGTATTCCGGTACAAGCCTTTCTCGAAGAAGCAGCGAAAAGTGCTCAACTGGTGGACGCCGAACAGCCCGGTCCTGGACAGAGACGGCATCATCTGCGACGGCGCGATCCGCGCGGGAAAGACCATCGCGATGTCGCTGTCTTTCGTTCTGTGGGCCATGCACACGTTCAACGGCGAGCAGTTCGCCATGTGCGGCAAGACCATCGGTAGCTTTCGGCGCAACGTGCTCTTCTGGCTGAAGGTCATGCTGGCCGGCAGAGGATATCACGTCGAGGACCGGCGCGGCGAAAACCTTGTCACCGTTTCAAAAGGGCAGCGCATCAACTACATTTACATCTTCGGCGGCACGGACGAGCGCTCGCAGGATCTGATTCAGGGCATGACGCTCGCGGGCGTGCTGCTGGATGAAGTGGCGCTGATGCCGGAGAGCTTTGTCAATCAGGCTGTTGCCCGCTGCAGCGTGGACGGATCCACAATCTGGTTCAACTGCAACCCGGAATATCCGTCGCACTGGTTCAAGGTCAACTGGATCGACAAGGCCAAGGAAAAAGGCCTGCTGTATCTGCATTTCACGATGGACGACAATTTATCGCTGTCGGAACGCGTGAAGGAAAGATACAGGCGCATGTACACCGGCGTCTGGTACGAGCGTTTCATCCTCGGCCTCTGGGTGCTCGCTCAGGGGCTTATCTATCCGATGTTTCAGGACGCCATCGGAGAGGCGCCGGAGGGACAAGCCGAGAAATACTGCCTTTCCATTGACTACGGCACGCAGAACGCCTTCGCGGCGCTGCTCTGGGGCAAATACGGGGACGTCTGGTGGGCGGTCCGGGAATATTACTATTCCGGCCGCGAAGAAAATATCCAGAAGACGGACGAAGAGTACGCCGCCGATCTGGATGCCGTTTTTGCCGATATCACGCCGGGACAGTCGATCGAGACGATCATCGACCCGTCCGCGGCGTCTTTTATTGCCCTGCTGCGAAAGCGGCAGCACCGGTACAAGGTGATCAAGGCCGACAACGCGGTCCTCGACGGAATCCGCGAGACGGCGACCTGCCTGAAAAACGGGAAAATCAGGATCAGCAACAGGCTCACCGCCTGGCGAAAAGAGGCCGAGGGCTATATCTGGGACGAGAAAGCGAAGGACGACAGGCCGGTCAAGACCAACGACCACGCCATGGACGCCATGCGCTATTTCGTAAAGACAAAGCATGTCGCGAAAATCCGCAGGGAATACAGTTCGATATGGAGGGGAAACGATGCTGACTTATGAAGACTGGCTTGCGTGCGGCGAGGACGAGCAGAAAAAGAAAGACTTCATCCTTCGGGCGATCAGCTCGCACAAGAGAAGCGACGAATACAAAGAGGCCGTAGTCGCCCAGCAGTATCTCAAAGGCGAAAACCCGACCATCATGAACTATGAGAAGATCATCTACGACATGAAGGGTCTCGCCCATGTCGACATGTGGACGGCAAATCACAAGATCGCCTCGCAGTTCTACCCGATGGCGATCAAGCAGGTCGTCGCTTATCTTCTCGGAAACGGGGTGCGCTTCACGAAGGACGGCACCAAAAAGGCGCTGGGGCCTCTGTTTGACGAACGTGTCCTGAAGGCTGCCCTGTACGGCGTAAACGACGGCCAGAGCTTCGGGTTCTGGAACTGGGATCACATCGACGTGTTCCGGCTGACGGAATTCGTGCCTGTAAAGAGCGAGGAAACCGGCGAAATCATGCTCGGCATCCGCTGGTGGCGGCTGGACAAGAACAAGCCGCAGCGCGTCACGCTCTATGAGCTCGACGGTTATACGGAATACATCCAGCGCCAGGGCAAGGCGATGGAGATCATGCAGGAGAAGCGGACATATAAAATCACCGTGGCCGAAACCGCGGCGGAGGGCGAGACGATCCGCGAGGGCGAGAACTATGAGAGCTTTCCGATCGTGCCCTTCTATCCGAACGAATACAAACTGAGCGCTCTGCACGGCAGGCGGAACACGCTTGACGCCTACGATCTGCTGACCTCGGACATGGTCAACAACTGCGACGAGGGCAACCTGATCTACTGGGTGCTGACCAACTGCGGAGGCATGGACGATCTGGACGATGCCAAATTCATCGAGCAGCTGCGCACGACCCACGTTACGCACGCCGACGGCGACAGCGGGGCGAAGGCCGAGGCCCATACCGTCGACGCACCGATCGACGCCAGCGACAAAGCCATCGACAAGCTGAAAGCCAAGCTCTACGAGGACTTTCAGGCCTTCAACCCGGAAAGCGTAACGGCGGCGAACCAGAGCGCGACGGCCATCCGGGCGGCCTATGTGCCGATGGATCTGAAATGCGACATCGACCTCGAGCCGCAGGTGACGGCCTTCATCACCGGGATCCTGAAGCTGGCCGGCATCGAGGATCAGCCCAGCTATCAGCGCAACCGGCTGGTTAATGAGACGGAAGAGACGCAGAAGCTCGTCATGCAGGCCCAATATCTGGATGAGGAATACATCCGGCAGAAGCTGCTGACCGTCAACGGCGACATCGACATGCTCGAGGAAATGAACAGGCGCATGGACGCGGAGAACGCCACGCGCCTGAAAGAGGCCGAGCGCCGCCTGAAGGAACTGGAAAAGGAAAAAGCCGGGGCCGGCGGTCAGGAGGAAAGCGAGGCTGAATAATGGCCGACAAAGCCCATGAAATGACTGACGCGATGCTGGACGATCTGGAAAACCGCATTGCCGAGGAATACGCCGTCGCTTCCCGGGACATGCAGCGAAAGCTCCGGGAATACTTCGAGCAGTTCGAGCAGCAGGAAAAGAAGCAGAAGGCCCTGCTCGACGCCGGGAAGATCACGCAGGAGGACTATAACAACTGGCGCTTACGGCATGAGGCCATGGGAAAGCGCTGGGAGCAGATGAAGGACGTGCTCGCTGCCGATCTGGAAAACGCGCAGAAAATCGCGCTGAAGATCTCCGGGGAGAAGATGCCGGACGTCTACGCGCTCAACGCCAACTACGCGGCCTGGCAGATCGAGCACGACGGGAAGATCGACGCTGGCTTCACGCTCTACAGCCACGACACCGCCGAATATCTGCTGCAGGACACGCGGCAGCTCATGCCGGGGCCGTCCACGCGGAAAGCGCGGGAGATAGCGGCGAACAAATCCATGCAGTGGAACAGGCAGAAGATCCAGAGCGCGGTGACGCAGGGGATCCTTCAGGGGGAAGGCCCGTACAAGGTGGCCGAGCGGCTGCGCGGCGTGGCCGAGATGGACTATAACGCCTCGGTCCGCTATGCCCGCACCATGACCACCAGCGCGCAGAACGCGGGCCGGTATGAAAGCTATCGCCGGGCCAAAAAGCTCGGCGTGGATCTGACCATCGAATGGCAGGCGACGCTGGACGGACGGACGCGCCATGCGCACCGCATGATGCACGGCAGAAGGACGCAGGTGGACAAGCCCTTTATCGTGACAGAGGACACAGGCGACACGTTTGAAATTTATTACCCGGCAGACTGCTCCGGGAGCAGCGACGCGCCGCAGCATTTCATTTGGAACTGCCGCTGCACGCTGCAATCGTGGGTCAAGGGCTTTGAGCATGACACCGTCAAGGAATCCCCCAAAATGGGCGAGATGAGCTTTGAAGAGTGGCTGGAAGCAAAGCCGGAGAGCAGGAAGATGTAATATGTCTGTGGAATTCGAGATCAGAGCGGACAACAGCGCCGAGGTGCTGCGGGAACTGGAAGCCAAAACGGAAGCGATTCTGGAGGCCTGGGGGCAGCAGGGCGTGAGTCACGTCAAGAATATCATCACGCAGGAGAGCCGCGTCGATACCGGGGCGATGCGCAACAGCATCACCCATCAGGTCGAGGACGGCGAGAGCGCCGTCTATGTCGGGACCAATAACGAATACGCGATTTACAACGAGTATGGCACGGGCATCTATGCCGAGGGCGGAAAGGGCCGGCAGACGCCGTGGCGGTACGTGGACGATCGCGGAGAAGGGCACTGGACGCGCGGCATGAAGCCGATCCACATGCTCAAAAACGGCATTGCGGACAATGTCGAAGAATTCAAACAGATTGCGGAAGAAATTTTGAAAAGCTGATTTTCAGGATCTCTTTTTTAATGCTTTCGGGCTCGCATTCACCTCCTTTCCGGCTCAAGGCATGAGCGCCGTGAAGCACGGCGCTGAGCTGAAACATCGTGCCGCCGGTGTAAATCCGGCAAAGCGTCTATCGGTCCGAAGCCGCACGTTCCACGCGCGGCATTCCAGTAGGACCGACGGGCGCTTTTTCATTGGTAAAAACCGCGAAGCACGGCGGTTTTTATATAGAACAATCGCGGCCGAAGAACCGGCCCCAAAGAAAAGGAGATTGTGTCATGGCACTTACCAGAAAGTTTCTTGCCGCTCTCGGCATCGAAGAGAGCAAGATCGAATCCATCATCGATGCACACACCGAAACGGTCGACGCGCTGAAGAAAGAGCGCGACGGCTACAAAGCCGAAGCCGAAAAGCTCCCCAAAGTACAGGAGGATCTGAAAAAGGCGCAGGCAGCCGCGAAGGACAGCGGCGAGTACGACAAGCTCAAGAAAGAGTTTGACGACTACAAGGCCGACGTCGCCGGCAAGGAACTGCTGGCGAAAAAGACGGCCGCGCTGAAAGAGATCGCGAAGGACGCCGGTCTCTCGGAGGCGGGAATCGCCAAGGCCCTCAAGTACCACGATTTCAGCAAGCTGGAACTGGACGAGAAGGACGGGATCAGGGACAAGTCCGCCGTCATCAAGGGCCTGAAGGAAGAGTGGCCGGAATACATCCAGACCACGAGAACCAGAGGCGCGAGCACCCCGAACCCGCCCACGCAGGAAAACGGCGGCGGAGGCGACAGAGGGACCAGCCGCGCCGCGCAGATTTACAAGGAACACTATGCCGCGCTCTACGGAGCGCAGGAGAAAGGAGCCAATGAAAAATGAGTTTCATCAAAACCCCTGACACGGCCGGGCAGGCTTACGCGCCCGGCTATTTTCTCGCAAACAACGAGGACTGCACCCGCCTGACGCGGGAAATCGCGCAGAACCACGCTCAGGTCATCACCGACGGCAACGGCGGCAAGCATGTGCCCATGGGCGCGTTCTGGCCCGCCAACGACAGCGCCACCGTGCAGGGCATCGTCTATGAGGACGTGGACGTGACCGCCGGCAACATGCCCGGCAGCGTCGTGCTCGCCGGCACCGTCTATCTCGACCGGCTGCCCGCCGCGCCCGACACGGGCGTACAGGCCGCGCTTGAGGCCAAGGGCTTCAGGTTCTTCGACGCCGCGCCCGCCGTGACGCGTCCCTACTAAGAGAACAGGAGGAAACAGACATGCCTATCAACTGGGAAAACAACATTCTCGGCTTTGTGCCGAAAGAGGACTGGCTTGACATTCCGTTCAATGTCAAGCGGCAGGGGGATCCGATCGACGGCCTGTTCGGCGACCTGAAAACCGACAACATCGCGGCCAAGTGGCAGAGCCTGAACGCGCAGTATCAGATTCCGGTGATGGCGCAGTTCCACGCCTTCGACGTGGAAAGCCAGACCACCGTCCGCACGCCGGTCGACACCCACAGCATCGAGAAGGGCCTGATCAAGGTCAAGATCAATCAGTCCGAGCGCATGCAGGCGCTGCTCAAGAGCGGCGTGAGGAACGAGCAGATGTATGACTACGTCATCAACGACGGCATCAACCTTGCCGAGCAGGTCATCACCCGCACGAAGGTCGCCAAGAACGAGCTGCTCGCCACCGGCAAAGTGACGATCAAGGAAAACAACCTGGACCTGACCGTCGATTACGGCGTCGCCGCCGATCAGACCGGATTCGTCCTCGACCTGAGCAAGGGCGCGGACGTCATGGGCCAGATTCAGGGCATCATCGACGCGGCGAAGAAAAAGGGCATCACCCTCACCGGCCTCGTCACCAGCCAGGCGAACCTCACCAAGATGCGCAAGAACACCGCGCTGCAAACGGCCATCGGCGGCAATATCGCGGCAGGCGGCCTTGTCCGCGTCAGCGCGCTGAAAGACTTCCTGTCCGAGGAATTCGGCCTGAATGAGATCATCGTCAATGACCTGACCTACGCCTCCGAGCGCAAGGACGTCAACGGCGCGATCTCCCAGACCATCAAGCGCTATTACCCGGAGAACAGGATGACCTTCTTTGCCCGGGTAAACGACGGCGATCTCGGCGTCGGCCTGTGGGGCGATCCTCCCACGTCTCAGACCACCGGCGAGGTGAGCGGCAGCGAGCTTTCGAACTTCGTCACCATCAAGCAGTGGAGCGAGGACGACCCGGATGTACTGTGGACCCGCGCGGCCGCCCTGTTTATGCCGCTGCTGTTCAACCCGAACAGCCTGTGGATCGCCACTGTGGCCGACAACTACCTCAACAGCCCGACTGTTGCTCCCGAGGCGCAGGCCACGACCATGTGGGAGGTCCCGGTATCCAGCCTGCAGGCTAACGACGTCGCGGTTGGCGCCGATGCCATCACCGGTACGATCAAGTACCTGAGCAGCAGCAACGCGATCACCAACGTCTGGGGTCCGGGCAACTTCCTGGCTCTGAAGTTTACCAATCTCGACAGCCGCGCCACCAAGGTCCTGGTCGGCCTTGAGCCGTCTGTCAGCAGCGGCCTTGCCGATCTTATTCCTGACCCGGACAAGAACGGCATCTTCAAGATCAGCGACAAGGGTGAGCAGAAGCTTGTCGTCGTCACGCAGAGCGGCGATCACGCCACCGTCAAGCGGTACGACCTCAGCGGCCTGACGCTGCAGGATGCGGGGGCGTAAGCCATGGCCTGGAAAGTCTTGCAGTATTTCGAGGATTTGCAGGACCGCGGGCATCCCTACCGGGCGGGGGACAGCTTCCCCCGCTCCGGTCTTGAAGTCTCGCCCCAGCGAATCGCGGAGCTGTCCGGCACGTCGAACCGTCGCGGCGAGCCTCTGATCGAAAACGACGGAGATCCGGAAGCGCCGCCCGCAGAGAAAAAGGCCGGCGGCAGGAAACGGAAAGCAGAGTAGAAAAATAAGGGGGCGGTGAAGTGCTCACTGTAAATGAGATGATGACGGAGATGTGTCAGGATCTTCGCAACTGGTTCGACCGAGGGCAGTATCCGGGCCGCTACGTGATCTCGGGGGGCGCTTTCACCGCCCCTTTTCTTGCTGACGGCCAGTATTACCGGATCGTCGGCAGCATCTTCAACGACGGCATCCACCAGTACGGGCATGAGGGAGCAACCAAGCTGACGGACGAGGCCTTTGAAGGCAGCGTCTGGGCGCTCGCGATTCCGAAAGGCTTTGTTGCCCTCGCGGAAGAGATTGTCGCCTGGCGCGGGAAATACGACACCGCCGACAGCGCGGCCATGTCGCCGTATATGTCGGAATCCTTCGGCGGGTACAGCTACCAGAAGGGCAGCGCCAACACAGGAGAAGGCAGCAACGGCGGAATAAGCTGGCGCAACGCGTTCCGGTCAAGACTGAACATGTGGAGGAAACTGTGATGAGCCTTTTGGAAGAAGCCTATGAACCATTTGTGATGATGGATCAGCGCAGCATCCGGGACAGCTACGGCACGATCGTCAGAACGTGGGAAGAGGGGGCGGAGATAGAAGCCGCCGCCACTTACGACACGTCTCTGCAGGCCCGCGTCGCCGGCGTGCAGGGCGTGACGAGTCTGTATACCGTCACGACGCCAAAGAGCATCGCGCTCAATTACCACGACGTCATCATGCGCGTTTCTGACGGCCTTGTGCTGCGCGTCACCTCGCGCGGGCAGGACAACAGGACGCCGAACGGCGCGGGCCTTAACATGCGGGTGGTCACGGCCGAGGAATACGTCCTGACGGGCTGACGGGAGGCGGAGATGGACAAAGTACAGGCTCTCAGCAGCTTCTGGTCCTCCTTTGGCTGGCCCGCGCTCAGCGAGCAGGGAAACTATGACGAAGGCAGCATGGAAGATCTCGGCATCACGGACCGCTATCTTCTCTTTGAAGTGCAGACCGGAGACTATCAGTCGGAAATCCCGCTGACGGCGCAGCTTTTCCACCGTTCGATGTCCGACGAGACGGTGAGCAGAAAGGCGCAGGAGATTGCCGAGTATCTCGGCGCGGGGGGCAGAGTGCTGCCGGTCGACGGAGGCTATCTCTGGATTAAACGCCGCAATCCCTTCAGCGTCCCGATGCGGGACGAGAACAACCCGGACTGGCGTCGGACAGTCGTCAATATTGCCGCCGAATATCTTACGGCGATCTGAACGGGAGGCGAAGGCCTCCCGCATTTTACCATGAAAGGATGAATCAATGATGGGACTCTTTACCAGAATCTCCAGCGACGCGATGGACGCGCTGCAGCTGGATGCCGGCGTCCTGCTGAGCTCGTTTGACCCGCTCAACCCCTATGTGACGCCGGCGGACGATCAGATTATCGCCACCACCACCGGCGGAATCAACCCGACCTGCGAACCGCAGTATTCCGACTTCGGCGAGGACGTGGACAATGTGCCGAACAACATGATGGAATTCAAGCACCTGGACGGCTGGAACTGCGGCATGGGCTTTACGACCATCAAGTTCAACGCGGACAATACCGTGTGGGCGCTGGGCGCGGCCGACAAAAGCACGCTGACCAACGGCGTCAAGAAAATCGTTCCTCGCAGGAACGTCAATCTTTCGGACTTCAGGGACATATGGTGGGTCGGCGACAAGGCCAACGGCGGCGCCTATGCCGTGCGGCTGAAAAACGCAATCTCCACCGGCGGGCTGAATATCCAGTCGACGAAGAACGGGAAGGGCAAGAACCAGCAGACGATTACGGGCCATGTCAGCATCAACGCGCAGAACGAAATGCCGATGGAGTTCTACGAAATCCCGCCTGAGACCGCAAGCAGCACCTATCCGGTCCGGCAGGAGCTGTCGAATGTGACGAGCACTTCCAGCGCGACGTCGGTCACCAAGGACGCAGCTTTCAGCGCCACGCTGGCGGCGGCGTCCGGCTATGAGATCGACGAGGTCACGGTCGCCATGGGCGGCGTCGACATCACGGAACTCGTCTACAACAGCGGCACCGGCGCGATCAGCATCGGCAAGGTCACGGGCGCGCTGATGATCACGGCGGTCGGCGTCCCGGAAGGAGACTAAACGATGATTGAAAAAACGCTGATGAACTGCAAGCCCACGGAGTTTGTCGCGCAGACCTGCAAGATTAAAAGGTCCGTGTCCCGATTTCTGAAGGACACGGATCTTCTCGCTATCCGCAGGCGCACGCCTGCCGATCTGAAAAAGGTGGACAAGAATGCGAGCGAGGAAGAGCGGATGGAAGCGGTACAGGCTAACCGCGAGGCCGTGAAGCGTCAGGCGTCGGAGAACCTTTCCGACATCCTTGACGCCATGCTGGAAAAGCATCCGGAAGAGACGCTGGAGGTCATGGCCCTGTGCTGCTTTATCGAGCCGGAGGATGTGGACAGTCATCCCATGCGCGATTACCTGATGGCTGTCACCGAGCTTTTAAATGACGAAGCGGTGCTCGGTTTTTTTACGTCGTTGGCGAGCTTGGGCCAGACGGCTGGTTTGACGGCGTACAGGAAATAAAGCCGGAGCTGCTGACGCTGCTGGGACGCGTCTACGCTGTCGAGTGCTGCGCGGCCGCGTTCCGGCGCAGGCAGGAGGAAAAACAGTACCGCGTCTATCTCACGGACGCTCTGTACGCCGTCGCCGCGAATACCATGCAGTTTGCCGTTCCGGGCGTCGGACTGGTGGAACAAGGTTCGAAAATGGGCGCGAGATGGATTGATACAGTCGATCAGAAGACGCAGGCTTCCGAAGCGGAAGAAGAGGACACGCGGACGGCGCGGGAGATCACGGACGGGATCTGGGCGCGCATGAGAGGGGGCGAGAGCCGATGAATGTATTTGATCTGTTTGCCAAGCTTAGCCTGGACACAAGTGAATATGAGGAAGAACTCGGAGAAGCAAGGGAAGAGGCGGAAAAAGGCGGCGGCAAAATCGGTGCTGCCCTCGGTACGGCGGCAAAAGTCGGCGCTGCGGCAATCGCGGCAGGGGCGAGCGCCATCACGGCGGTGACGAAAAGCGCAATTGACAGCTATGCCGACTACGAGCAGTTAGTCGGCGGCGTGGAAACCCTGTTCGGCGACAGCGCCGAACAGGTGATTGAGGACGCGAACAACGCTTTCAAGACCGCCGGCATGTCTGTCAATGACTATATGGAGACATCAATTCAGTCCGCTGCCTCTCTGATCAATTCGCTCGGCGGGGATCAGAAAAAAGCGGCGGAGCTGATGAATCTGTCCATTACCGACATGGCGGACAACGTCAACAAAATGGGAACGACGATGGAGTCGGTTCAAAACGCCTACCGGGGCTTCAGCCGCGGAAACTTCACCATGCTGGACAACCTGGCCCTCGGCTTTGCCGGGACAAAGGAAGGCATGCAGGAACTGCTCGACAAGGCGCAGGAGCTCTCCGGCATTGAATACGACATCGACAGCTATTCCGACATCGTTCAGGCAATCCATGTCGTCCAGACAGAGATGGGAATTACCGGAACGACGGCGAAGGAAGCAAGCGAGACCATCAGCGGCAGCATCGCCAGTATGAAGTCCGCGTGGCAGAACCTGATTACCGGGATTGCCGACGAAAACGCGAATATGGGCCAGCTGATCGACAACGTGGTGGAAAGCGCCGAAACCGCCGCGCAGAATCTTTTGCCCCGGATCAATCAGACGCTGTCCGGCATCGGACAGGTCATTACCGGCCTCGCGCCGGTAATTACGACGGCGGTCCCGCAACTGATCACGGATGTTCTGCCGTCGCTGCTGATCGCTGCCGCGTCCCTGATAAAGGCTATCGGCAGCGCCCTTATCGGCAGTCTTCCGCAATTGCTCGATGTTGGCATTGAACTGGTATTTACGCTGGTAGACGGAATCATCGACGCCTTGCCGGAGCTGATCCCGGCGGTTGTGGCGGTCATTCTGACCGTCGTGGAGAAGCTGACCGAGCCGTCGACGCTGATGCAGGTGATTCAGGCGGGGTTTCAGATCATCGGCGCTATTGCAAAGGGCCTGATCCAGGCGGTGCCGGTTCTGATTGAGAAAGTTCCAGTTATCATTACCAACCTGGTCGAAGCAATTCTGTCGTTCCTTCCGCAGATATTTGAATCCGGCGTGCAAATGATCGCACAGATCGGCAAGGGGATCGCATCCGCGTTTCCGGGCCTTGTTGCCAAAATCTCGGAATGGTGGACGAACATTAAAGACGTGACGGGCACGGCTTGGGAGACAATCTCTTCCGTCGCATCCGAGAAGGCCGCCGCCATGGGCGACATGCTAAAGGGAAAATGGAACTCCATCAAATCTGCATATGATGAACACGGCAAAGGACTGAAAGGAATCGCGGCAGCCGCAGTGGAAGCAGTCAAACAAAAATGGACACTCGGCTTTGACACCATCAACACCCTGACGGGCGGGAAACTCAACGGGATCAAGGATCTCTTCAACCGGTTTTCCGATAACGTCAAGAATATCTTCAACAGGCTCGTGCAGGCGGCGGTCAGCTGGGGCCGGGACCTGATCCAGAGCTTCATCAACGGCATCAAGCAGAAATGGGAGGCACTGAAAAGTACGGTGAGGAACATCGCCAACACCGTCAAGAATTACCTCGGCTTTTCGGAGCCGAAGGAAGGCCCGCTGTCCGATTTTCACACCTATGCGCCGGATATGATGGCGCTGTTTGCAAAGGGCATCCGGGACAATGAAAAACTGGTCACGGATCAGCTGCAGAAGAGCTTCCAGTTCGACAACAGCCTGTTTGCCGGCGGCGCGGCGGAAAAAACGGGCGGCGAACCGGCGGCGGCGCCGGTCATTTATCTGACGGCATTGTTTGAGATGGATGGAGAAGTTATCTCCAGAAAGACATACCAGTATAACCAGAATGAAATCAGCCGCCACGGAATGAGCCTGGTTAAAGCATAAAGGGTGAAGCATTATGGCACAGAAAAGGATTCAAATCAACGGAACGGATTATACGTCATACTTCCCGCAGTGCGGCTATGATGTGAGCTATACCAAAATCAAAGGGCAGAATGAGGGGCTGATGCTGGACGGCTCATACACAGAGGACATTCTTGCTATTAAGGCAGTTGTTTCCTCACCACTCATACCACTCAACGAAAAGCAACAGAGTAAGTTCCTGAATGATGTGCTGAAGGATGACTATGCCACGGTGTACTATTTCGACCCTCGTAAAAATGCGTATCGTACAGCTATCATGCAGTACGAAATCAAAACGACAAAGCACAGGGGAACGGGAGCTGACGGCAAAGAATACTGGACGGGTTTGGCGGTAGAGTTTACCGACAGATTCAATATGGGATGATGCCATATGTTTGCACTGAAAAATCAGATTTATGTCGGCTCACTTCAAAACCCGACATATTATTTCGAGAATGATCAGATTAGCCTGTGTTCATCTTCACAGGCTGTCGCTCTGGTCGGGCAGGAGCTGAGCATTGATGTGTTCAGCCCCGTCGTTTCAGATAGTGAAGAAAATCTGCTGGACATCTATCATTTCAGGTCTTCCAATGGGCAAGAAATTCAGACTGGTGTTGGTCAGATATACGCTATAGATTTGAGTGACAATGGCACAGGTTCAGACCTTATCAATCTGGCAGACGGAACGCCTGTATGGTACTACCATCAAGGTGAGCTGGTTGGAAAGTTTTATGTTTCTTCTGTAACCAGACAGGCGCGGAATAAATACAAAATTGACTGTACATCGGCAATTGGAAGGCTTCAAAAGAAGTATCACAGCGGCGGTTTGTTTCAGGCTGTTCGTTTTGAAACGGTTCTTCAGAAGATTCTCGCCGAAGATCTGCACGGTGCTGGAGATCCGGTTATTGATTATGTTATTGATGAAGATGTTGCCAACCTTCCCGTAACTGGATGGCTTCCGTATTCCACAAAGCGCGACAACCTGTATCGGCTGATATTTGCTTACGGTGTAAATATCATTAAAAATGTCAGCAAGGACAGTCACAACGGTTCCCCACGGTTTACATTTGTTTACACAGCGCCAGAGAATGCTGACGAAATTGAAACCACACGCATAAAAAACGGCGGAAGCGTGGAATATGTTAAGCCATATTCTCAAGTCACTGTTATGGAGCATAGTTATACCGCTTTGCTGACTGCTGAAAGAGTCACCCTGTTTGACAACACAAGCGGAACGGCGGTTTCCAACGAAGAAATATGGTTCGATAATGCTCCGATTATTGCTTCCACAATCGTTGCCGAGGGAAGCCTTACGATGACCTATGCGTCTGAAAACAGCGCAGTCATCAGCGGAAGTGGCATCCTTACAGGAATACCATATACGCACACAACGAGGTCAATCTCACAAAGCAGAGCTGGTGCAACTGAAGAAAAGACGATCAGCGTGGAAGATTGTACGCTTGTCAATATTACAAACTCTGAAAACCTGTTGAATCGTCTTTATGCGTTCTACTGTCCAGACGATTTCATAAAAACCATTAAGAACAGTTTGATTTACCAAAACGAGAGATGCGGCAAAGCATATAAGTTTCAGAATCCGTTTGGCGAAATAGAAACTGCATTCCTTGCTTCTATGGACATTGTTGCTTCTTCTTTTGATCAAGCAAACTGTGTATGGTACGCGGATTACGAGCCAGCAGGACAGGAAGGAATTCTCCCAATAGTCGATCCTATCTTGCCCCCGAAACCGGACGAAGATCCTGACCCGACAGAAGACGAAGAGGGAGACTGGGTCGTTCCGCCCGGAGTTACGAATTTTAAGGTCGTATTGATTGGTGGTGGTCAGGGTGGAGGTTCTGGTTGCCCGGGATATAACGGAGACGATGCTTATACCTACATCGATGTCGATCAGGACAAAGACCTGTCAGCAATCTTTTATGGGGCAGAAGGCGGCGATGGCGGCGACGGCGGTTCTCGTGGGCTGGGAGGAAAGATAAAGATTGTTGATATAGAGAACGCTGTACCGGGAACGGAGTGTCACTGGGTACTCGGTGCTGGGGGTGACGGCGGAGCTGCGACCAGCTACAGAAAAGACACAACAGCAGAACTTCGTGCAGCACTGGAAAATGAAAACCCGAATGCGGCATATACAGATGCACAAATCAATGAAATGATTTCACTGTATGAATCTGACGGATGGGACGGGGTTATCCATCAAGGGGAATATGGGGAGGCGACAACTTTCACCATTGGTGGTTCGACATACAGTTCAGCTAACGGTGAACCGAGTGCTGGTGGATGGTATGACCCGGTAGAAGGCAAAACATACGGTCTTCCCGGCAATGACGGGGTAAAAGGCGGCAAAGGCGGTGCAAGAAGAGTTGAAAGTAATGGGTCATTCAACTGGGTGACGGACGGAGAGACTGTTTTGGATGCCCGTGGTCAAATCTATGAAGGTGGCAAAACAGGCGAACAGATGATCAGTATTGAAACTTTGCCAGAAGCGAAGTTTATTGCATTTGGCGGTAACGGCGCTGGAGCTGCGGCTGGGCTTGGCAGAGATGGTCACGAGCGCATGGACGGCTTAAGCGATCAGAATGCTGTGTGGTATGTAATGGAGGATGACTGATGGCGCAGAGAAGCAGCGGTGAACTTAACTATCCCGAACAGAGAAGTTGGTCAACAGACGGATACACATTTACCTTTGCCGCAAACCATGATTCCAGTCCAGTTACATCGCAGTGCTATGTCACATGCTCCTCAAAGGATGGAACTGCAACGCAGATGGGCACTGCTTACGGCGATGTAAAGGCGTGGAGCGTTGAGATCAACGAAAATGTTGCCGATGTGTACGCAATTACGGAAAGGGGCATGACCCCGATCACGCTGAACCAGCCTGTGTATCTTAATCCAGTAACAACAGGAAGCGTATGGGACGCTGGCTTTACGCATCCGAAAATGATCTATGAGGTTGATGGTGATGTTTACGCATTCAGCGTTATAACAGGAAACACTGTGACATCATTACTTGTTTCGGCTGGGCCAGCCTCAATAAAGATTGACAACGACACCTATGAGGATATGCCCGATCACTGGCAGACAATTAACCTGTATAGCTACTCATATGAGGGAAGAACAGGGAATATCACAACTCCGACCATAGGTATGTCATGGGACTGGGCAAGCGTAAGTGCTCCACAAGACATTGCTGCTCAATATGCCGCTGTTGTTGCCGTCACAGGCACAGGAGGTGGCAGCTCGGTCGAAGCAAAGACAAAGCTGGTTGCCCGATTTGCCGTTGACATCGAAGACCCGGACGATGAGATAGACCCTGATGATACCGGTGACGACTGGGATGACCCGGAAGACCCAGACCCACCAACGCACACCTTGTATCTGGAGGTTACCGGTGCGCTTTCAGGGCGACATAATGACCCAATTCAAGACAGAACATTCTCCTATCTTCCACCGCAAAATGATATGGAGGTAGGTTACGGTTGCGGCGGCTATGGTGGACATGGCGGTGGGGGTGGTGCTGGTGCGTCCACAATAGTCGTGTACAAATTCGGAACGACTAAAGCAGACAGCAAGCAGATCACGACAAAAGCCCAGCGGCACGGATACGGTTCAGGCGGTGGAAAAGGCGGCAGAGGCGGCAAGGGCTGTATTCTGATTTACCTTCCAAATACTGACAGTTGAGAGGTGATCACATGGCGATCAAGACAACGATGAGCGGAGAAGAGATAGACCGCAACTTGAAAGCAATTCTTGATATTCAAAATGTGGAAAACGACGAAATGGTTTTGTACATTCGGAAAGGCGAACTGTCGTGTGCCGAAGGTGAAATCCTCTTTACTATTCAGCATCTTCAGCCAACAACGTGAGGTGAAACATGGCAAACACATATTATGACAGTACACTGACAGCGGCTCAGATTCAAGCTGCGCTGAAAGCAATAAATGACATTATTAAACCAGCAAACAACGGCAAGGTGCTGGCTGTACAGGAAAGCAAAATTGTGGCAAAAAGTGTGAGCGATTATACAGAAGTGCCAACGCTCGGAAGCAAGACGATTACTGCGAACGGAACATACAACCCAGCAAGCGACAATCTGGACGGATATGACAGCGTGGCGGTAAACGTTCCGAACAGCTACGCCGCAGGAGATGAAGGCAAGGTTGTCAGCAACGGTGCGCTGGTGGCACAGACGGCTCACGCCAAGGTAACGCAGAACGGAACGATTGACACTACCTTGAACAACAGTGTTGAGGTCGATGTTTCAGGCAGTGGGGGTACTCTGATCGAGAAATCGATCACGCAGAACGGAACATACAATGCAAGTTCAGACAATGCGGACGGTTACAGCAAGGTTGTCGTCAATGTTTCAGGTGGCGGCGGCGGTGTCACAAAAATAGGATACAGCGGCGTAACATTTGTTAACACAACGACAGATGACAACATCGGAGACGCAACGAGCAACCACATTACAACAAGCATTGCATCGTCCAATGCTGGCGGGATGGCTCCAAGCGGTACTGAACAGATGATTTATACTCAGTTGGATGTTTCTGATTTTAACTTTATCGTTGCCAAAGTTTATAGCGCAGAAAAAAATACAAATACAACGTATGGCGGAATTGTTGTTGGAATTGACAGTTCTTTGCCAGCAACGTATAACGATGCGAAATCTGTAGCGAAAAAACAGACGATCAATCAATCTTCAAACGTAGAGATTTATACTATAGATGTATCTGAATTAACTGGAACATACTACATTTTTTACTCGTCGAGAATACAGTACAGCAGTTCTGGTTATTGCAGAGCTGAGTTTGAGTTTATTGCGGTATAAGGGCGGTGACGCACCATGACGATAGAACAGGCAAAAGAGAAGCTGGTCGCACTCGCACGGTCGCAGGTCGGTTATCACGAGGACGAGAATAATTACAATAAATACGCCGATGATCCTCTGATTGTCAAGCTGTACGGCTGGAAGCCCCAGAACACGTACTGGTGCTGCACCTTTACGAACTGGTGTTATCTGACTGCATTTGGTTACGACATCGGATCAAGATTGACCTACGGCGGTACTGCCGCCTGTGAGAGTTCTGCCCAGCTATTCAAGAACAATAACGCTTGGGCAACTTTCCCGAATGTTGGTGACGTAGCGTTTTATTATGGTAACGGGAAGATCGGACATGAGGGAATCGTTGTTGCTATCGATGGCACACAGTTCACAGCAATCGAGGGCAACTACTCGGACAAGGTCAGCGAAGTAAAGCACAACATCGGACGGGCCGATGTTGCCGGATTTGGAAGGCCGAACTGGAAGCTGGTAGAAGGACTGAAAGACACCGGGGATACTGATGCCGAGGATTCCGGTCAGTCAGGTCAGAAACCTGC